CGTTGAACCCACTGTGAGGGATGCTGTTGCAGAACGTGTGCCGGTTGTGTGGCTGACGATTGATTGAGACATATTAACTTCGTCAAACCCAAGAACACCTTCACCCATCATACCGGCTTTAAATTGGCGGCTGATTGTATTGGTGGGGTTAAAGAAACCTTTCATACCTTCTACCAAGTTCGCATTGGCAGCAGGGTTAACGGTCGCATAACGTGGATTCATTGGCGATGCATACTCGTTCAGTTTTTGGTTAGCTTGCAGCAAAACCAAAGAGGACGAGGGAGTTGTTCCAGGAGTGCCTACGGATGAAAAAATAGACTTGTAAGCATTTGCAACGTCAGCATCAACGGATGCAGCCAATTGACTAATACGAGGTTTCAGTACACGATCTGCAAAGTCATCCAATTGCATGGTGAGTTCGGCAGACGTGAAGTTAATACCGATATGCTTTTGAGAAGCAACGGACAAAGTTGTGTATTGTTCGTTGTCATCTTGAACTTGCAAAGCAGCGCCATCGGTCACAAGTGCGCGATCCGGCAAACGGATGCGCAGTGTAGAACCGATTTTTGCACCTTCTACCGCAAATGAATCGTCATATTGACGGTTAACGTTACGGGTGATTACCAGATTATTCTCTAGAATTTCCAGAGCTTTACGGGTAATCATGTCAATGGTAAGCAATGAGTTTGCCATGATAGCCTTTCAATTAGTAGCGGTTTTTAGCTTGCGCGTTCCGTATCTGCCGCGCACGTTCTGCTTCAATCCATTCTGACGCCGACATCGTTTTTATTGATCTCGGGTCAGTTGTATCAAAAGCAGGCGTTCCAGTAACTTTAGATGTTATGGGTGCGATAGGTGCGGGTGCGCTCGACACTTTTTTAGTTACGGGTTCTGAAGCAATTTCTTTAGCTTGCGCGTAAGGTGACAAACGAGAAATTCGATCAGCTTCTTTCGGATTTGATCCTAGATAATATGCAACATCGGGGCCTAAATCTGAAGTCTGAATTGCTTCCGCCATCGCTGACGTAATTGAAAGATTTGGATTATATGCGACTTGTTCAAAGTCATCATATTTGTTCCGAGCATCTTCCTCTCTGTCATGATAAGCACTAAGAACCTCACGCTGCTGCCGTTGAAGTTCTTTTTGATAAAGCAATTCTTCTGCTTTTCTAGTCGCTAATGTTTGTGCATATTCTTCAAGAGAATCAAATTGATCCGGCGAAATTGATTCAGTTGGCTGTCGTTGTGCCGTTTGCTGCATTTCGGCTAAACGTGCCGCTTGTTCTCTTTCCCATTTGCGTTGCTCTCTTGCAAGCCTTTTACCAATAGCAGCGTCTAATTCCTCTTGTGTAAAGGTTTTGACCTGTTCTGCTGGCTTTTCTTCCGGCGTCGTAACTTCAGATACAGGATTTGCCGTTAATTCCTGATCCGGCGCGGCTAGTTCCGCTGATTGGTTGCTAACTTCTTCACTCATTTTTTGATTCCTAAGAATCCCTGATGATCCTCACCAGTACGGTATTGCATTATGCTGCTGTAAATCCTTGCGCGTTGAAATACACAGCACCAGCACCCGAAGCGGTCAATGTAACCACTTCTAGCAAGGTTGCGGCAGTTCCACGCAATGGAGTGATAAAGTTAATATTGATTGTGGGTAAGCCGCCTGTGGGAATTTTGATACGCCAAAGAACAGTACCGGCGGCACCGTCACGAATAGCCAACTCGGTAGCTGTTGTCAGTGCTTCCGACATTACTTGAATATTGGTAATGTAATTCCTAATACCAGCAGCCGCAGCAGCTTTAATTGTGACAGCCGCAGTTGTATTTAAAATACCACCAGCGGCAGCGGCATACACCCAAGAAATTTCAGGTACGGCGTATGGATATACCACAGCCGCCGCACTAGACGTCATCGTATTACGAGCAGCATCACCAGCAATCAATGTCGTAGGCGATGTGGCTGTTCTAACAATACCACCCGTGATTAAGGGATTTGATGTAGTCGCCGCATCTTCTGCCGCAGCGCCACCTGTCAATGTACTAACTGTGGTGATAGTACCCGAAGCAATTGTTGCACTAACCGTTGTCGGAGTTGGGAAAATATTCATTTGTAGTAACTCACGTTCAAAGTTGCAGTTGCGGCCTGTTGAATGAATCTGATTTTATTTAAATCACCATCATAAACAAGGGCCGCGCCAATTGCCAAAGGCATCCCAATTGCAGCAGTTGGAGCAACACCATCATCGCGCCATCTAACAGCCGCACCCTCCGCAACAATGACCGCTTGAGTAGGTGTGCCAGCCAACCCGTCTTTGCTGACAGTAGGAACGGTTAGTGCGGTGGATGCAGCAAGCCCCACAATCTGTTGATAACCTAAAATTGATGTAATTTCCTTAATCATTTCATCACCTTACGCTAAAAAACGGAGTTTGTACAATGTGGATAGATACAAACCCACAATTTCATCAATGATGTTATGAAGCGCGGTACATTCTTTATCTACAACCTTATAACGGTTTGCTTCAATATCGTCTAACTGATCCTGCAAAAATTCAACGATGTTTGTTGTTTTTTTAGCGGATAATAGAGAAATTGCACCAATCAGCCCGTACTTTCCTTGATAAGTTTCAGCAAAAGAATCCGCAAGTCCTACAATTTCTTCATAAAATCCTTGTAACGCCATGTGTTTTGCAAAACTCCGAGTGTTTAAGTGCACAGAATGTGCAACATCCCGACCTAAAAACAACAATCCTACAAAATCGGCGGCTTTCATTGCTGGAATCCTTCTTCTGGTGCTGGTTGATATTCTGCTGATTCTGGCAATACTTCGTTTTGTTCACGACCCGGCATTTCTCCAATTAAATCGCCACTGGTAATCATACCGTGAACCGTCCCCATAACAATATCCTGAATCTGTTCCGGTGACATGCTGGCTTGAAGTGCGCTCATTCTTTGAGTTTCGGCTTGATAAGCCTTAATTTGCGCTTCAAAATCTTTGCGCTCTTGCTCTTGCGCTTCTATGGATTTATTCACATTTTGCAACATTTGGTGCATTTGTTCTAATTCTTGACCCATTGCTTGAAGTTGTTGCTCTGCTGCTTGTAGTTGTGGTGATTTATCATCGTCCGACAACAATTTAGGGTCAATGGTTTTGGCAAATCGTTTCGCCATTTCATCAGCACCAGGCCAATCCATGTTTTTGATAAATAGATCACCAGCAACAGTCCACAATTGCGGATTACCCTGCAACAATTGAGACATGGCATCAAGAGATTCTTGCCTCTTGGTCATGTAACTTGGCCCCGTAGTTACACAAACATCATATTTACCAACTGAAGGGTTGTATATCTTTTTAATGATGTTTCCGGCTTGATCCATGACACGGCGAACAGGTTCTTGCTGTGTCGGGTCAATTGCAGCCATACCTGTTTCACCATCGACACCAATAATACGAGCAATTCTTTGTGTATCGTAAATTTTAGGAATAAGATCGACTATCTGACGAGTTACATAACGAACAGCACGAGCAAGATTGTCTACATAGTGATAAGTACCAGTGTCACCTTGTTTTTCGCGGGCTAATATGGCGCGCCCTGATCGTTCGTTACTAGTTGCCCCTAATGATGAATCATATTGCCCCGTTGTGCTTTTAATGTCGTCAGCAGCGCCCATTTTTGCTTGAATGAGGCCAGTCTGAGCCATTGGCGGCATCGCACGTTGCGGTAATGGTAAAACAGCGCCTTGACCATCTGTGGCGTCTGGATTGACTTCCAAATAAGGCCAGTTAGTGGTGTTGGCTGTTTTCCATTGATGCTCGTAACCTTCAAACTGACCACCGTAGCCGATAAATGGCGCTTTTGGTGCTAATGCCAGCATTTCGGCCTCTTGCGATACCCAATAGTTGTACATTCTTTGGGCATCTTTGGCGTTACGGATCAAGCCCGACAAATACATGCGTCCGTCAACTTCAAACTCATTACCTACGACGCGCACAACGGGGATAAATTTACCCGCCCATTCTCTTTCTTCGAGAATTTCGAAGCCGTTAATTTTGCACCATTTGATTTTTCTTACGTCAACAGCGCGGGTGCGAATTGGTTTTAGTCCCATTCCTTCATACTGCCTGGCTTCTTTGGAACCAGCCATTGCAGTATTGTTGCCCGGATAAAGGTTTAGCGTTTTCTTGCTGTGATCGACATAGAAATATTCAGCAATCCTCACAGTATCTTGATTTATCCACTGTGATAAATTCTGATCGCCTACACCTTGCTGTTGAATACTCGATATTGGTTGAGCATCTGGAAACATTCTTTCGTAATCTTCTTTAAGAATGTCCTCGGTGATAAAACACCATTCCGCGTCAGCGCCGCATGGATCTTGAATAGCAGGGTCCATGTAGACAGAAAACGAGTTTCTAACACGCTTGATTCTTATATCCTGATCAAAGGTGTTTTCATCGCAATACTCAGTAAGAATACGGATGTATCCTTCGCCATACATCACTTGATTTTCACAAGCTGTGTCATAAGCGACGTCAGCATCAGAAATATACTCAATATGCCTGACGATACCATCAAATACTTGTGCAACTTCTGGGTCTGCCTTATCGTCAGCAGGAATCACCTTCCCTGCGGGACGATTCTGCCTTTGATCGTTTGTAACTTGTTTAACGTGCTGCGGTAGCTTGTTAATCGTTAAACATGGACGTGCGTTAATTGTCTGTCCTTGGACAGAACCACGAGTGGCCAACACATCGGCTGGCCACTGCCAATGATTATCAGGAGAACCGGCGGCAAATTTCAAATCGTCAAGCTCATCCTCGCGGCTTTCCGAATATGCGGAAATTGCCATATTTAAGCGACTTCTAGCAGTTGCAAGGATGTCTTTTTCGCTCATTTTTTGCCTTTTTTTGCCACAGCTTCACGTTTTACAGCGTAAGCGATAGCTACCGCCTGTTTTTGTGGTTTTCCCGATTTAATCTCAGCCTTTACGTTTGCACGAAAGGCTTCTTTGCTTGGGGATTTTTTAAGAGGCATGATTAAACGCAATGAATAATTGCAAAGTTCAACACAACCGCCTCAGCAAGCGCACCAGCGGTGGTATTACGCAGCGCAATCGTTGCAGAACCAGCAGCAAGGCCACTAATCCACGCATTGTAAGCACCAGCGGTAGCACCACTCGAAATGGTAACAATTACCGTGTCATTTGCGCTAATGTAGGTGTTATTCAGCGTAAAAGTAACCGTAGTTGTCGCAGCCAATGACGCATTGTTCATCGTAATCTGACCGGCTGACTTGTTTAGCGTGACAGTAGTTGATTTGCTTGTTTGTTGAGTGACAACACCTTGCGCGTCGGCGGTGTAACCAAGCTCGCCAGCAGAATAAATCCTGTCAGAGCCAACAATATCCTGATCTTCATACGCTACACCAATTGATTTACTATTGCCCATTTTGAAACCTCCTCGTTAAGAACCCATCCATGACGTAGTAACGCCATGCGGTGAATATGTTTTTTGCGATGTTTTAACAACATTTTCCCGATTAGCGACAGGGAAAGCAAATGTAACGGCTATTGCGTCGGCTGCGTCTGGTGATGCCAACCCTCTAGCCTTCATTTCTTTTTTACCCTCCAGAAAAATCGTTCCCGCTGAGTTTGGCTTACTTATAGGGCCTGTTAAATCAGCTTTCAATTGTCTGTCAGATGGAATACTAGCCGATTTTAACCAGTCGCGCATCATTCCCCACATTTCAGCGCGTTTATTTCCCCACATTGTTGGGTTTTTCGACTTCCATCCGAAGTTTACACCTCTTACCTTGTATCGTTGTTCCGTTAGTCGATCAAGTATCCCGTAACCTAACCCGCCTTCGTCAATTACTGTTAACGCAGGTCGAAATTCCTCTATTGCCTCAATTACACGACCAACCACGGTCATGGTGTCGTCACCTTTATATCGTTTTATCGAAACAATGTCACGCCCCTGCCTGACCGCGATTACTGTGCTGTCCATACCACCACGAGCAGGATCTACACCGACAATGACTGGTGCTGTTTGATCCTTATACGGTACGCGTTTGAAC